TGAAATTTCTCTAAAAATAACTGCCTTTTAAACACCTCTGGAGATGCTAAGGAAATCATTATCTTCCCGGCTTCAGAATAGAAGTCAACCACTACGCCACGAAAGATTGGATTAGAATCTTCAGGATGCGCACCCTGAGCAAACCCAATACTAAAAGTAGCTTTTCTTCCTAAAATGTCTGAGATGTTATCAAACGCTACTGCCTTAGAGACTTCGTTATTTACGTCAATTATACAGATATTTACTGTAGAAATTGAGCTAGTTGATCCTTTATCTGGAGCTATTTGCTGGGTGATATTTGTGGTTGTTTCGTTTAAGGAAATCCAATCACGAGAACGAACGTCTTCAAATTTACCATCCCATGTTGCTCCGCCATCCCATATTGCCTCAGGAGAATCATCGTCCCACCTGGCAGTTTTAAGAATTGGAAGCGCACCAAATATAAGATCAAGACCTTCAATTTCAAGAATAATTTGGGGATTAATACCGATTTCATTTATAAGTGCCTGCGCTGTAACAGACAATTGCATACTCATAAAAGTTTGTTTCCAATATATGAAATAATTGCACCAACAAAGGAACTAAACCCAGCAACCTTAAGCTTTAAAGTCATCATCTCAGATTTAACTTCTGCAACATCTTTTCTGAGTTCTTTAATCTCGTCAAATAAATGGGCTCGCCATTCTTGGTCATTGTTCATTGTTATCTCACAATTCTTTCTCTCATTTGCTGCCTGGTGATTTTGATTTCTAAAGGACATCCAATACCAGCGTCTATCTCACGTATAATTAACCAGTCAGTATCTGCTAAATACTTAAGTGCCTCAGCATTGATTCGGTCTTGTTCAACTTGTGTGGAAATGTCGATATATTCAACCCAATAGCCTTCAGGATATTTATGTTTGTCTCCTTCAAGCCAGATAGCAATCTCCTCATCAGTGCCTTGAGTTTGAGCGATAATCTCTTCATGGGACACTTCAGGCTGCTCTGGTGCTCCTGGAATAGCTTCATGATGAGTGTATTCCTCGTTAGGTTCAAATATACCTAGACTTACCTCAATCATTGGTTGCTCTAATCTTATCTCTTCACCTTTAACCCATTTTTCAGGCTCAGCAGGAATTGCTGGAGAGTAAGGTATGTCTATAACTTTAATTTTTACGATTAGTTTTTTCATTATAATTTTACCCCGTGACAAAATAAAGTGAACCCTGAGGCAGCTTTTGCTCCAGTGGTTGAATTTGCAGTTCTAAAAATACCTGATGAAGTTGTAGGAATTGCTTCTTTTTCTGCTTTAAAGTTTTGTGAACCGTTCGTGATATTTGGCATACACTTCGGGGCAGATGCCCAATAACCTGAAACCCATGTACAAGTGTATAGAGAAGTATCCGTTACTGCGCACGAACCGTTTATAAAGTCAGAGTCTTCTTGCGAAACTACTCCCGCAGAACTTATTTCCGCAGAAATGAATACGGCATTAGTTACACTTGGTGTTCTAAGATTCTGATCACTCGCTACTGCTTTAGCTGTCTTACCGATGTAATCAGCTCCTTGTTTTTGGCATGTAAAATAAACACCAGTAGCAGCAAAGGCACCCGATGCGAAAGTTGTACCTGAGAAAGTTGTAGATGAGCTTGAAACTTGAACACCGTTTGTGGGTGAACCATCTGTTTGAGCTGTGCATACTGGCTGAACCGTAAATAATCCAGACCTGAAAGTACAAGAAAAATTAGAGCTGTTTGTCCCTGATCTAGTACAGTTACCACTGATAAAATCAACATTTTCAGTCGTAATTGTTCCGGATGAATTCATGTATCCAGAGAACGAATCCGTACACTGATAAGTGTCTGTGCAGCTTTCTAAGCCCGATAGCTGAGCAACGATCAGATTTGAGTTTTCCCAACCTTCAATTGGAATTCTTGCATGAAATGATAATAAGCTTCCAGTTCCAGCAAGAACGCTTCCATTGGCCTTTGTTAATGCCGATAATGATGCGTCCTGCCTTCCAAATGTTATATAGCTAACAGACGGTTCTATAAGAGTAACAAAAGAAAAAGATCCAGCTACATTTATTCCCGTAATACCAGAAACTTGAAGAGATGCTATAGATGATGAGTTCTTGGATGTTAAAGAAATTCCACCAAGTTTTAAATTTACTCTACCTTCAACAGCTGTTGGTATACCTGACGTAAATTTACCACGCATTAACAAGTCAGAGCCTTCACGCTTACACTGAGTTTCAATAGCCGAAACCGTTCCGAATCCAGTGAAGTCTGAAGTTGTATGACCGCACGAGGCCCAATCAGTGTCAGCATTGGTTGAGGAGTAGGTTGTACTTGCTCCGAAGTATTCAAGAATGAATTTAACAGATGCCCCTGTTTGATCGTTTGCAATGTTAGCGGAGCTACTGGTAGATGCTGCATATAACTCGAAAGTTCTATCTCCAGATGAATTGTAAACAAAAACGCATTCAATAACCTGATCAATTCCTAAGGTTCCTTGATTTATTTGTATTGCCTGGCAAGTAGATGTCCCATCATTAATTGCCATAAATGTTCTGTTTTGCGCACCTGCATATTCCCATACCTTGAATTTTGCTTTGTAAACACCAGCAGGGAGATTATTAATTGTTTGCCTAGGAAGATTTGAATCAGTAGTTTGCCATTGACCCATGGAAGAATAATTAATAGTTGGGCCAGGGCAAGCAGCAGTAGCCGTAAATGCCCCGATTGTTGTTGATGTTCTAGACCATGTACAAGATGCAGTACCAGCAAAATAAGACTCTCCTGCAATTCTAGAAGCATCAACAGTAGCCGATAAATCAACCGCACCAACAAAAGCATCATCAATGTAAACAGTCCCAGATACAGCACCACTTGAAGCAATCGAAATACCGTTACTTGTAGCACCTAAAATAAATGGAACCTTATAGAGTCCCCATTTGTTATTAGCTTGGACATTAACACATAATGAACTTGATACTGTTCCGGCCTGAATAGCACATACCTTAAGAGCTACGTTAGACTTAACTCGAACACTTGCGAGACCCTGAACACCATCAGCAAACTGAGCAGCATAAAGTGTTGAGCTTTGAGTGAGTGACATTGTTTGAGATGACAAAACTAATTTAGCTGACTTTAAACCATCAATATCAATGACAGTTTCTTCGGTAAATGTACCTGCTGAGTTAGTCCATCCTGTTGAGAATGTTAAATGCTCAAATGATGGATTAATTAAAATGTTTTTATTTCCAGTTTCAACTAACGCATTAATTCCGCCAGTATTAGTAACTTGATTGTTTGGGAACTGATGGACGTTTGAATAAAGAGTTCCTGATTGTGCTTGACCTTTAATTCCATATGGAGCTACTGCCCAGGAATTAATAGCAATTATAAAAGCTAATAAAGTAATAATATTTTTCATTAATCTACCTCTAAAATCTGAACTATTTGCCCAGCTAAATCACTTATCAAATAATAATCAGATGCATCTAGCAAAATCTCTATTCTATCTGGGCCAATTATTGACATACCATTAGCCGTTGTCACCGTAGACCCACCAAGATAAATCGTACCTGTATTATTTTCAGAAGGTTTAAGAACAAGTTTTTTTCTAGTTGCTGATGGTGCGATGTTCCGACTGTCTTTTGAGTTTGAGTAATTGTTCCGGACATTGTTGATGCTCCTCCAGATGCATTAATAGTGATACTTTCTCCATTAGATGAAAATGTCACATTTGTGCCTGGTATTAACTTTTTAAATTGTAAATCGACTCCGACCTTTGCGGCAAATACTCCTTCACCTGTTGCACCCAAGTTTGAAGCTGTATTAACTTCACCTGTATCCGTGGATGCTATTGTAAGTGAGTCAGTACCAGGGGTAATGGTTACATTTGACCCTGCTACTAAAGATTTAAACTCTAGGTTAACACCTGTTTTTTGTTTAAATACACCGTCTCCAGTACCTACATTAGAAGCAGTATTTACTTCACCTGTATCTGTTGCAGCTATGGTTAATGTATCCGTTCCCGGTGTCAGAGTTACATTTGATCCTGCAACAATTGATTTGAATTGAAGATCAGTTCCTGATTTTTGTTTAAATACTGGCTCACCTGCACCAACACTTGCACCGTTTCTCACATATCTAGCATCACCTCTTGATTCATTAAAATATTGTAGATGATCATCACTAGATAAGTTTGAAAGTAGGCTGTGAGAAGTAGCAACACCACTAGGCGTGTAAAGCTGCTCACCTCTAAAGTCTACATAATTTTCGCCAGCCGACGCAGAAACTACCGCAGCTTTTGGAGTGTTTGTAAAAGCTGAGTTAGCTTGAAAAATAACTGATCCAACGGCAACGAACTCAGCAAATGGGATACCACTAATTGAAGAAACCTCTGAATCTGCTCCTAATCTTGCTGCCGGAACATTTGGGTAGGATGTTGTTCCAAGAATTGCAATGATTGGGGTTTGATAATCGTTAGTGGCAAATATGTGCATCAATACGTAGTTATTATTAATGACCTCGGTTAATTGCCAAGCACCACCAGTAAATTCGTTATAGGCAATGTTTGTACCTGTATATCCTGCTGTTCCGTTATAAATAAGAGGGAACGCATCAGCGGTTTTCTTTCTCCACAATAATCCACTTCTATAAAGAACCGGAATAGATGACGTTAGGGGTGACGTTAGGACAAGATCCTCGTCTCTTATTGTTCCTGAGTCTGCCTGAAATTGAGCATGGGCATTCAATGAACCATCACCGTCAACAGAGAATCCCTGTAAGCCTAGTCCGCTTATGTACCTTGAACCAAAAACAGTATGGAGATAACCATGAGTGGCACCATCCATTACTAGACCGTGTCTTTCATCGGCAAAGTAAGCAGCTTTTTGGTTAGATGTATTCCAATAGATGATAGAGACTAAAGCGTTATTTTCAAACAATGATGGGCTAAAAGTAGATGTCTCGGATAATAATCCAGTTGAATCATAATAAATGTAATGATTTCCATCAGTGTCAGCAATCGTAATTGATTCAGATGTTTTTGTGTATTTTGTTCCCTTAATATGGACATCAAAATTTGCACCTGTAGGAGCAATCGTAAACAATCTTGAAGCTTCAACAAACGCTAATGATGTATCTGTTCTATTTGGGAACCCTGTAGGCTCTTTAACTAACTCTTGAGTAGTGTTGATGTCATTTTCAACGCTAGTGATTCTATTGTTTGCTGTTAAAAGACTTGAATCAAGCTTTCCAATAGCTACTTTTCTATCATCACCATTAGCAATGTAGTTAGTGCTTGAATATGTTTTCCTGGTTGCATCACCTTCACCAGCTACGCCAGAGGCATCAGCAAGCTCATTAATAAAAACTTGAACGTCTTGGATTGCGCCAGTTTCAGTTGATGTGACTTTATAAAGACCGAGTTTGCCTTTTTTCAGGTCATCAATTGTCTTATCTAGGAATGTTGCATTTGCAACAGATGAGGAGAGTTTTGACTTAAAGCTGATTGGCATGTTTAAACCTTTCTAAAAGTTAGTGTGCCTGTCTCAAAGTAGTTTGCCAAACCTTTAGAATAAAGTTCATAAAGCTGGAAACCAACACCTTTAGAGTTTCTCGGTGTCTTCTCAAGTATGCAAGGCACATAAACACTAGGAGTTAATAAATCTGGAATAAATTCCATCGGCTTTTTTTGAATTGCGTAATTCATAAACGCCCTTAAATCTGCTATGCCTGATGAGTTGTTCTTAATAACTCCCTGGCCAACAATGTTGGTCACGTAAGTAATATTACACTCCATGAATTGATTTTGACCAAAAGAAACTACTTCAACAATACCACTTGCAGATGTGTTTACACTCGAATCAACAGACTCAATGTAATCATCAAAATCAACATACTTTTGCAATTTATATTGTGGTTCATATAAGTAACCACTTGGCTGATTCCCAGTGTATGAGCTTGCCCCTGATCTATTGGTAGTAAATCCCATAAGGGCAAATGCTGATATTTCAAAATGTGACCCTGATAATACCGTAAGGTTAAACGGAGCACTCCCAGTAATTGTTATTAACCTAGTGACACGGTCAACAGTTACCGTGTAGGTATTGTCACCAGCTTCGTTCATTGCGTTAGATACTGCATCAATAAACGTCTGGAGAGTGTATGAGCCAATCTTAATTTGTGCCCCAATCTCTGTTGATCCATCCTCATTAAAATCAATAAACTGGTTATCTTCAGAAATATCATGACCGTATGTGAATCCGCTAAATGTAGTTAAGCTCATGCAAAAATTCTCGCATCGGTTAATGTTACGCCTTGCTTAGCAAAACTTTCGTTAAGTGTTTCAGTAATGAACTGGCCAAGCTCTTCTTGTCTAACAAGTGAGCCTTGAACCGTAACTGAAACATTTGTTGCCGGAGCTTGTCTTTCTTGGGCAGCCTCTGGATTTGCTAAATTATTTGTTAAAGGAACATTTCCTTCACCTATACCAGTATTCCCTGCCGTAGCAGTTCCACCGCCTCCACCTGCCATGCCTCCAAGAAATCCACCAAATGCAGCAAGAGCAGCACCAGATTTAATTAAGAATGGGGCCTGAGCTTGATCTTTTGGATTAGGAGAAAATAGCATTGCCGTACCAGTTAAAACAAAGTTGGTACCTAGTGCAACGGCTTGATCAGCTATTGATTTAAATAATGCCTTGGCAAAAGCATCTAAAGCATTTTCTCCAGTTGCTATTGCCTTCCCAAATGCTGCAAATGCTTGACCTGCTCCACGAGCTAAACCGTCTCTAAGTGCTTTAACCGAGTCGGCTGCAAATGTTTTCATTTTATTATTTGTTTCAACTATCTGCTGCTGCAAAGTCATTGCACCAGACGAGACGGAACTAAACGCATCAGTAAATGCTTGCTTCCATGTAATAAGAGACTCTCCTGCCACAGCATTTGAGCTTGCGAGTATTTCGCTGTTAGTTGTAGAAGCATCTTGAACAAGCCTATTTTGTTCTTCAAAAAACATTCTTAATTCTTCATTTTTTTGAGCAAGTGAATCAGAAAATGAAAAATTTGATATGTTGTTTATGGCATTATTAAAGTCTGCTTCGACTTCCTTGGTCACCATTTCTGATGTTTGCTCAAATGTTAAAAGATCTTCAGCTAATTGATCACCAATCCCAAGACCTTGCAAAACTTTAGCAACGGCAAAACCAACATTTCCCACACCAGAAATAATTTGAGAAAATATGAAATTAATATTTTTTTGAACTACGTTTGCAATATTAAAAAGCTGCTCAAATGGAGCTATTACGTACGTGATAAAAGCATCATTAAATTCCACAAATGCTGTTGTAGTTACTTTAAAGAAATCAAACCCTTTAGCAAATTCCTCAACCTGTTTTGTTAAATTAGCAAAAAACTGAGTAGCCGATTTGATTACGCCGGTCAATTGTGGGCTTTTAATAATAATGTTAGCGATTGCCTCTAGTGTGTCTCCAAAAGCATTCTTAAGCTGATCGACTGCACCTGAGTACGTGTTAACATCTCTAGCCGCTGCTCCGCCAAATTTAGTTTCAATTGCTGTTAAAGCATTTGCAAATGTAGTAGCGTTATCTTTTGCTTTTTCGATTGATAATCCGTATCTAGAAAATGCTCCCACTTCACCAGCAGCAGCCTTCCCTACAAGAGTAGCAGCACTGTTAAGATCAATTCTTAATGCCGTAGCAAGGTCTAGTGTCGCCTTAGTAGCTCGCTTAAGACCTTTCTCATCGAGATCACCGAGAGACTGAATTAATGCAGCATTTTGAATGATTACATCATCGCCAAACCGAGTAGCGTTTTGAAGCTCTGATGCAAATATTTGAATGCCTTCTGACGCTTGAATTGAAGCATTTTTAGATAGTGAAAGTGCTGAATTTAGCGCATTAACAGCATCTTCTTGCGCTTGTGCACCTCTAAGACCTTCTAAGGCAAGAAATCCTGTTGCTAAACCAGTAACTAAGCCAGTTGCCTTGGCAGCAAAAGACCCAATGCTTTTAAGTGATCTGGTTGCAGAAGACTCAAACTCTGAACTAAAAAGACTTCCCGCCCTTTCTCCAGATCGCTCGGCAGCTTTTTCTAGTGATGCAGTTGCGCTTTTTACATCACCTTTCTCTAAGTCTAATTGAACAATAATTTTTTCAGACATTAGAAAAGCTCCAAGTCAGTAGTTTTTACAGTCCTGTTTTCAAAATTTTCAGGGAAAGCAACCTTATAAAGATCCTTGTGCCTTTTCCTCATTTCTTTTTGATTTAATGTTGGGTACTGATTAGCATCCATTTCAAAAAGCCTTTCCCTAGCTCTTATTCTCTCCATTGCCTGGAGATAATATTTTGTTTTTTGAGGTGTCATGGCGATGATATCTTGTTCTGTTAACGAAGGATAAAACCTTAGCAAGTCAAAGAACCAAACATCATCGCCTATTAGTTTTTTTCTGAGTCGTAAAGCGCACTTAAAAGTTTTTTTGCTTGTGAAGGAGTTAATTTATTAAAAATCTCTTCACTTAAACCAAGCTTAGAAAGAAGCGACAATAATGCCGCCTCTTTTTCTTGCTCAGATTCACTTTTATTGAGGTCTTTGGTGTATTCTTTTATTTGCCCATTGCTAGGCTTTTTTACAGAAAAAGATTCTCCACCAATTTTAAACTCAACCACTTCTTCAGAAAAATCTAACATTCAAAACCTCTTAAAATTTAGAGTGATCACCACGAGCTAGAAGATTAATCTCTTCAGCTGCGTTTGCATCTTTATAAGATGTGAACAAGAATGAAGCTTCTTGAACTGATGCACCAGAGAAGTTAATGCTTTCAAGTTTTGGAGCTGTGTTAAGCATCACAATATCTTCAGAGATATTTGTTTCAATGTTTCTAATTGGGTGACCAACAAGACGGCCAGAGTAATTGAACATTGACTGGTAAAGCTTCTTGGTTCCAAGACCTGTGATCTCTTCGCCACTGATTGTGATATTGTTACCAGTAACCTCACCTACAAGATCCTGCCAACGCTGAGTAGTCATTTCTTTTAGTGGAATTGAGATTTCAGCAGTATAACCTGTGATGATTTCATCAAGAACAACAGTACCTTGAGCGTCATCAAGAAGCTGAACAACTTCAACTGTAGTAGTAAGTTCAGACTCACCAGTTTGACCGATGTAGCCACCGAATCCAACAGCACCAACTACAAAAGTTAATCCAGTTGCATTTGTTGTAACTTCGGCTGTTATCTTACCAACGAACGTATTTTGAACTTCTACAGATGCACCGGATTGCTCACAACGAACCTTAATTGCAGCTAACGCTGTAACAAATAGTGCAGCAATAGCTGAAGCACTAGCACCAGATACATATGTAACAGTAACGAGTGTTTGATCAGCAGCAATAGTTGGAGTAGTTGTAGTGCCATCAGAAAGAAGGATTACATATTTTTTTTCCTTATAATCTGAACCGATCACGTTAAGATCGAAGTATTTACCATCCTGTGAACCTGCAACATCAGCAGCGAAAGTGATTGTTCGGCAGTGTCTTTTGCCAAAGTACCATTTCATTGCTTCTAAGCGTTGCTCTGTTGATTTGGCAGATGAACATAATGCCATTGTTTACTCCCTTGTATAAGCTTGTGTTAGCGTTAAATTAATATCAATCTTAAATCCGTCATCGTTAGAAGGCAACTTACTGGCCTCGATGCCGTTACTGATTATGTTACTGATTGTCTCAATATTATGGAAATTTTGTAAATCTAAGATTTTGTCTTCAATACAGATGGCTTTATCTAGCAACAAATCGTAGTTTTCTATTTCTGACCTATAACCAAGCCCAAAAATAGATACAACCACCGCCATTGTCCTTTCTGTATAGTCAGTCCGAAAATCCTTTGTCAGACTGTTTATGCTTATCTGATAAGATGAATCAAGGATAGGCTCCCCAATATCGCTATCATAAAAAGCAGATGGATTTTCTTTAAAGTCTGGATCGACTTCTAAAATCATTTCCTTAATGTAGTTTCTGATTTCGCCAATCATCGTCTAATCATCCTGAATGACTTAAGATCCTGAATCTCTTCATTACTATCAAATGTACCAGAATTGTCTTTATCAATTCTGATAGATGCCCGATCTCTTTCAGAGTTTCTAAGGTCTTTATATTGATTTATTTTCTCAGCAAACTTATCACCCACTGAAACGAATAAATCGCTGTAAATGATAAACATTGCCTCATAAAGAGACCATTTAGAAAGCTCACCATTAATATTAACTTGGTCTTTTGAATATGGTTCACCGTTAGACGACCATATTCTTTTACGATCAAGATAGTTTAAAATCCTAGACTGGGCTTCTCTGTGAATATTCTTAAAGCTATTTCTGCCGTCTGGAATGTATCTTTTAAGTTCTGATTCAATTGCAAATATCTGCTCATCTGATGAATAAAGGTTGTCATCTTCTTCTGTGATAACCTCTAATTCAAAGTTTTGACTTACTGTGCTAACACCGTCTGTGGCCTGAACTGTAATAACCTTCGTTCCACTGGTTGCATATGCCCAATCTAAAAACCATTTTGCTTGGTTAGAATTATAAACGGGGATAAATGCTCCACTTGCTTCGGGCTTGATTGAAATTGCCGTAATGCCAGATCCGCTAACAAATGACTTTGATACGTCAATTCTGGTCTTGTCGTTAACTTGAACCAGTGATTCACGAATACAGCTTAGGAAGATCATTTTCGCCCCTTACTTCTTTTTCTTTTTCTTGGCCTTCTTAGCAGCTTTAGCAACAGACAGAGCAATTGCAACAGCTTGCTTTTGAGATTTGCCAGATTTCTTTTCTTTCTTAATGTTAAAACTAATTGATTTTTGTGAATAACCTTTTTTCAACGGCACTTTGTACTCCTATTCATCAGCTTTAGTTAATTCAAGAAACTTAATCTTATTCTTGGCTCGAACCATCTCATCAAATATACCAAGATGATTAATGTAAAAATAATCTTTATAGACATTATTTAAAACTGTGACTTTAACATCAATTTTCAGGCTAACATCACCGGATAAGATTACTGGGTTAAGTGCTGACTGAGGAACTGAAGCAATAAACCTTTTTCCTGCCTGTGTCCCTATAAATACACCTATGCTAGTTTCTGTCCACATATCATCAATGGAAACTGAGTTTACAGTAAACTCTGCCGATGAGATTGATTTGTCTCGTCCACCAAGAGATAGTGCCGAAATAAGCTGAATGCCATCAAAATTTTCTGCATCAAACTTTGCCCATGCTCTGATATTGTAATCTTTTTTTGTGGGCTTACTGAATCCAAGCTTGGTTAAAACTTGAGTAAAGCTGCTTAATGCAATTGGATTATTGAACCTTAGCTTTAAAGGCTGAACAAAATCATTTGATATAAGCATTTGCACTCTTCTCATGTTATTCAGCTATGGTTAAACCAATCGCTCCTCTTCTAGCTTGAGAATCAGCAACTACAGAAAAAATTGCCGTATAATGAGTAAGGTCTGTTAAATTGTTAGCACTAACTGGAGTTGATTTAAACAACCCATTTACATCGGCAACAATTCCAGACTGTGAAATGCCTACAGTAACACCATCTTTATCGTAAATAGTAAATGATGCAACACCTAGCTCAGTGCTCATCTGCTCACCATTCTTAACAACCCACATTGATACTTGAAGTTGGTTAGCTGCATTAATTGAGAATACTGCTCTTGGCTCGTATTCTGGGCCTGCTTCAGGGTATGTAATAGGCAGATTGTAAATGATTTGAACACCATCAACAGGTATAGAAACTTTAACGGTATAAAAAGTATTATCAAGATTTAAAACTGATGGTCTTGGAATTATTTCAAAGAAACCATTTGAGTCGAAAGTGATACCTGTTTCTGACATACTAGGGATAAGATTCCCTGTGCTGTCATAGATAACGTAAGATGCGCTTCCAAGTCTTGTCGGATCGTTAATCACACCATCGTTATCATTAACCCAGAATGTTGCAATAAGATTGTTGCTTGTATTAACAGCAAATACACCATTGATTTGAGCGTTGGTCGCACCTGTAATACCTGGGCTTGTTTGGTTAAGAATAACTGTATTTGCATCTCTATTCCCAACAGCATCAACAGCACGTACACCAACATAATATCTAACGCCAGTCTGAAGAAGTGTTCCATTTCCGAGAGCAAAAACATCTGCATTTAGCTGAGATGTAATTAATGCAATATTGGAAACATTAAATAGATTAGTATCATCAACAGGCTTTACGTAAACTTCATACCTGATAGGCAGCGTTACATCTGATCCTGATAGCCATGACATTCTTAACTGACCCAATGGCCCTCTGGTTAGAAAGTCAATTCCTGCAAATGTGGGAGGAGGCAGATCAACAATACAGGCCTGTGAAGTTGGTTGAAATGATCCACCAGTTATTAATTGATTGGCAAACTCAGCACCCAGAGTTGTCCCCTGGGTGATGGTTCCGCCGGATATAAGCTGATTAGACATTAACTATCCTTAAGTGATGGTCTTACGTCTGTTCCTGGAGGCGATGTAAATGTATATCGAACAAGTGTGCCAACTACATTTGGAATCGTTCCAAGAGCAAGCCAAGTTAAACCATTATCTGTTGAATACTGAAATCTAGTAGGCTGAGTAGTAATAGAATCAGCAACGATCTGTGTTCCGCTAAGATCAAATGCTCTGAAGGTAAGAGTTGATGGTACAGCAGTTTGATAAGCTGCCTTAAGTCTGAAACCTGATCTTGTAGGTGATCCACTAGCAGAATCATCAAAACTGTATTCCCAATTATCAGACAACTCCTCTTGCGCCTCATAACCTACAAGCAAGTCAGAAACTTGAACGTGACTTGTTTTGTCTGCTGAATGACTTCTAAAATCTAGTCTGAATTGAATCTGACTGCCTGCTGCGAGTGATAACTCCTGATCAGCATCGAGCAATGTCCATCCATTAGAAATAGAACCAAATCCACTTAGGCGGTATTTTACGTCAATCTCGCCTCCGGTTTTAATGAGTTCTCTTTTAACATCAACAGACTTGATAATGGCGTTTTGTGGTATGGTTAAAACTTTTGAAACAATATAAGAGAAATCAAAGATTGTGTCCGATCTCACATCAGAAGCAAAAACACCTCTTTGACCAGTTGCACTTGAAAGAGCAAACAACCATCCAGAGTTATTTGTGAAGTTAAGATAAGGAAGTGATGGTCTAAGCTCGTAAGCTTCTTTAGAGGAAGCTTCGTACCACTCCATGCAGGAGTCGCCAAACAAGGTGGTGAATTTATTGTTTTCGACCTTTTTAAGCATGAATCTGAATGCGTTAGTTGCTGCTTGACCGATTAACACAATGGCGTGATCAAGTGCGTCCGACCAAGAGGCTGAAACAACAACAGGTGCAACAATCTGGGACGGAAATCCTAGCATGTTCGAGGTGGTGAGTGATGGCCATGTGGTTGCACCGGCAGTTAATTCATCAAGCCTGCCAAGGTACAGGTTGGTTGATGTTGCAAAGAAAGCACACTTTTGACCGTTGAGGAGTGAGCCGTTTAGTGGAGCATTGACGGGAGTAGCAATTGCATCAACGTCAGTCGTGGCGAGCAGAACACCTGAAATTGCTGGAAGGATGCTTGTTGAGTGCAGCCATTGGGAATTGGTGTAGCCAAACGCTTTCCCAAGTGTCACACCCGTTGAGGTTGTCAGGGCGTTAATCGAAGCACCGCCAGCAGTGGCTGACAGCTCAAAGTCGTTAGCCGTTACAACGCGCACGAAGTAGGTCGTATTGAGCACAAAGGCAGCGGGCAGCGTACCAGCAAGGAATTGAACTGGCTCGTTTTCAGTCAAACCATGCGCGACCAATCCGATCTTGGCAGGAGTTCCCGACGTTACATCAACGGTTAAGGGTGAGTAGGTTGGAGCCACTGAAGTGTCACGCACGAAATACTGTGGGTTGGCGGCAGTTCCCACGTGGGTATAGAGGCGGTCGGCTGCCACGTCAATGATTGCACCAAATGAGTCAATTTCTTGATTGAGTGGCTGCAATACTACTGATGTCGGGCCAGCAGCAGCACCAATAGAAGCTCCGTTAAAACTGGCTGAGAGCTCGAATGAATCTGCTGCTACGTTTCTTACAAAATACTTTGTGTTAACAGCAAATGTAGAAGCTGTCCAAGATGAACCAACTTGAGATGTAAAATAAACCTGATCGTTGTTTTGGAATCCATGTGCAGTAAAGTTAAATTTAACTGGAGTACCAAGAGTAATTGTCATTGATCTTGAGTTCAAAGATGAAAGACGACCAAGTTGATAAACTGCTTTTTGGTTGTTACCTGTAGCAAACGGAATATTTGGAGGAGAAACTTGAGAGAAGTCTGCTTTTGCTAAGTTATTGGCAAGCAATACACCAGATCCACCAAGTAGAACCGTACCAGTTGCAACAATATAAATCTTCCACCCTGTAATACCGTTATCAATTACCTTAATTGAACGAATTGTGTGAACAATTGCAGGAGAAGAAGGGACAGATATATTTACTCGTCCCACATAAGAATGAACACCTGTCACTTGGTTAATTTCATAACACACAACAGGCAAAGCACCACCGGCAACAGCACCGATCATGAATACTCGACCGTTATCTGTGGCGAACATTGTAGTGGTAGGAGTAAATGCACCGGCAGTGTCCGAGAAGACATCAAGGAATCTAGTTGGTGAAGGCCCAAGAACTGGTTTAGAATCAATGGTCTTTTGACTTACTCGACCTTGAATTGTAGTTCTAGTCTGGTCGTATGTTCCACCAACGCTATCAAGTAGCTTTAAATCTACTAATTTCATTTTTAAACTCCGATTATGTTAAAACTAATATTTCACTATCTAGCCTATAAGCATTGCCTGAAAGTGAATAGGAAAATGTTTTTGTTAATATATATGCCCCTACTGAAGGAGCTGTATAAACGATTGTGCTAACTCTTTCGTTTCTTGAACCGAAATCAAGCCAAGTAAATTGTTTTGTTCTGTCTGATGCTTTTAAGATTTGTTGTGCGATTGTGTCTTCAATTGTTACCGGAAAACCATCGGTGTTTCCAATAAAAACTTCTTGAGCAGTACCTTCTGCACCCCTAGTTGGTGATTCAACAAAGCTTTTAAAGCTTCTGTCTCTTTCTGTTCCACTAGCCGGCTGAGGTATCAAGCTTTTCCTCCACGTTTAGGAGAGTGATGTCATCATCTTCCTCTGAAGTCCTTTCGGACTTTCAGAGGAGATGAATTTAGGTATTCTTCCAACAGGTTTGCGCATTAACTATTAAACTACGTTATAAGCACGAACGATAAGGGCACCGGCTTGCATTGCTTTAAGGCCGTATTTAACGTCCCAAGTATGCGCCATTGATCCTGCACCATACTCGATAGCTTTTTCCATGTCGTGAGCAGGTTGACGGTGGAAAGCAAAACCTAAAGACTCACGGTGAACAAGCATCATTTTGCCATCACCAAAAGTTCCGCCAAGAGTTGCAGCAGTAGCACCGTTAAGGTTAACCATAACAACGCGAACGCCATAAAGTGAACCAAGCTCACCAGATACGATTGGAGTTCTGTCGCCATAACGATCAGCTTGAACGAAATTAGCTACACCAAGAAGCTGCTTGCGCTGCTCTGGTTTAACGATAAGAAAACGGTTTCCATCGTCAAGCATATTAAGTTCATCAGCTTTTTCAATCATAGAAAGAAGAGCTTCTTCGATGCTAGTAGTACCAGAAACGAAATCATAATCGTTTGCAGATTGAGCACCAGTCCAAAGAGCATCAATACGCGCAATGTCCATGTTACGAGCGTGAGCAGAAGCAGCACGGCCAGCAGCAGTAAGCTCATAAGATGGTTTAGCGTCTAGCTCAACATCACCAGGGATTACATAATAAACATACTTAGATTGGTTAAGAAGGATTTCATCAAAACCAAAAGTAAGGTTATCAGCTGTAGCAGCTGTTGGAGTGGCATTATCACGAGAACGTACAGAGAATGAATCTGCACGAGGAATCTTAAGTGATGCTGTACCTTTTCCAACTAGCTCAGAAAAGTCTACGAAAAGTGGGGCAAGTTTAGCAGATGCTTGAAGTTCTCTTTGAACAACTTCGGCAACCAATGCTTCTTGTACGTTAACAACGTCTGCATTTTTAGCTACTGACATTTATTTCTCCTATGTTATTTATACGTCTGTTTATACAATGACCGTAGCTCATCTATGGTCATATCCTTAATATTTTTTTCAGGTTCAACTGGAGCTTTCTTTCCTGGCACTCCTACCGCAGCAGTCTTCGGAGATGACTCAAATAAGAAATGATTTTCTTTCTTATTTTTTTCGATAATCTCTTTTAACCCGTCAGAGCTAATAGAAAAATCATCACCAATTTCCAAAGATCTAAGATCATCATCTGACATTAAGCGCAAAAGTTTATCAGGATCTTTACAACCATGCTTCATCGCCTCACGTTTAATCTCACC